TTGTGTCATATATACACGGTATCCATTGAACTGTCCAGAAGACTGGAATCCTTGGGTACGACCCATGTAGTCCATTGTACCGTTTTGGTACCACCACTTCAATTGGTTATCCCAGCTCAATTTCAACAAGAAGATGTTGTCATTGGTGTTATCTGTGATATCGAAGATGATGAAGTTGTAAGATGACAATGGGAAACCATCGATGATTGGGTTTTCAATGTCGTTAGTGTGTACGTTATCGAATGCAGGATTCAATACAAATTTCACGTTTGCCAAGAATGGAATAACGTAAGAAGTGTATGCAAAACCAAATCCGAGATCCATACCTTTACCAGTGATAGCACCGATACCAGCGTTATCAGCAGCTTGGATTACAAGACCTGAGTTAACTGCCTCTTTCTTGATAGCTTCGTTAACCATTCTCATACCACCCATACCGGTTTGTACAATCAGTTGACGCTTAGGATCTGGACCCTTGAACTCAACCTTACCAGCATAGAAGTTGTAGATTTCAGAACGGAACAAATCAAGGTTGAAACCAGATTTGTTGTACACACGCTTGAATGAGTTGTCAAGCTGTCTCCAAAGACCCACTGACAAACGAACATCATCTGGACCGTCCTGACGAACGCGACCACCTTGTCCCCACATCAGATAGGTTTCAATGTCATTTGCTACTTTAGTCAAGTGAGCAGCTTCCATTGTAGTCAAGAAGGTACGTGAAAGAGCACCATTTGACATTGCACGCTTTACATAGTCCTTACCCATTTTGCTAACCATGTTCTCAAGGTTAGTAATAGAAGGATCCATGTTCTGGTCAAAGTTTCTCCAGATTTCAGTTACAGGTACAGTACCATCTGCATTCATACCACCTTTGATCATAAGATCAGCGCGTGATGAAATAGAATAGTGTACGTGAGCTTCAGCGCCACCTACAAAGTTGTAGAATTCACGGAAACCTGACTGTAGTTGAATATCAGAGAAACGCTCTCCGTACTCACCACGAGCAGAACCTTTGCGGAATACTTTGGTACCAGAAGCAAGATACTTGTTATCCAAGAACTTAGTGCTGTCGTTATTTACAAGTTGTACAGTGTAAATAAAACCATCACCGAGTGGAATAATGTCTTGATCGGGAACAACATACATCTCCACACCGTTGTATTTGTCATAAGTGATGATATCACCATGACCAAACTCACGACGTGAAAGTTTAATTTTGAAGGTTGTACCATCAATACCTTTGGTAACGTTTGATGATTCAATATCTTCAACAACGTAAGGAAGATCTTGTACAACTGGTGTCTGCCATTTGTACTCACCTCTTGCATTGTCAACCATGATCACATTCTTACCACCGAAGGAAGACATCTGATAGAGAGGCATTTCGACTTTTTGCGCCATTGCCCACAGATCAACTGGACCCATGTCCATTGGTTCTGCATTCTTCAGCATGTTTACCAGGTGGTATGAATCTACGTGTGAACTAGCTGCGTAGTTGGTATCTCGTAGAAATATACCATTATTTAAAACTGGAGTTGCCATTTAACTTAAATTATTAAAGGTTAATTTTATCGTTTAAAAAAGTTGTTATTACGTTTAATCGTTCTTTGTTTTACTTCTTCTTTTTCTACAACAGGTGAACCTGTGGTCTTTCTTGCTTCTTCAGTCTTTAGCATACGAGCTGTTTTCTCGACAGCTGCTTTCTGAGCTTGTTCCATAATCTTATTTTTATAAGAGTTTGGATCAGCTAGTAACCAAAGTGCTTCAGCAATAAGAGAGTGGTTAGGTTCTACATATTGATATTTTTCAAGTAGATGTCCTAAAAGATTAGTAGGTCTACCGCTTATACTAGGATAAGATGGTTGTACCAACCCACCATAAAGCAACTCTTGTGTTTTACGGTCAAGTTTGATACCATTAAGTTCACCAGGAGCAATTGTATTATAGACATTCTGCATGTAAGCTTCAGCTTGTTGCTGTTGTCTACGTTTTAGTTCCTCCTGTTGTGCAAGCTTTTGTTGTACAACCTTTGCCTGCATAGCATCGAGTTTCGGTTTGAACTTGTTTGCTTTTGCTTCAAGCTCATCCCTATCCTTCCAGCTATCAATCTCTTCTTGAATTTCTTCAGCTGTACCAAAATTTGTAGCTGTAAGATATTCTCTAACAATTCTTTCTTGATGATTAGGTTCCTCTGGGTTTAGTTCAAAAGTTTCCTCAACATGTGAAAGCACGCGGAAAAGACCTTTGAGATCTTGACCGCCATCAGCTACATATTTAGCAGCAACCTGAAGTTCTTCAGGGAGAGATTCAAAAAATTCTGCTGGTGTATTCTGACGAATCTTTTGCTCACGCTCTTCAAAGTTAGCTTGAAGAAGTTCCTCAAAGTCGTTAATAGAATAGTCTTCGATTGGTTTCTCATCATCAAATGGAATGATTTGACCAGCATCAATAAGTTTCTTTACGAGTTCTACTGTACCATCTTTAGATACAGACTTGCGACCTGGAGTCTTTTTAGTATCTTCTTCTGATATTATGGGTGCTGTATTAAGAGATGCGTCCTCAGGATCTACATCTTTTAATACATCTGCAAAGTCACCTGTGTCTTCTTTCTTTTCGTCATCAGGTTTCTCTATAAAAGAAAGATCTGGTTTTCCAGATGAAAAGACATTTGGTTTTTTCTCTTCTGGAAGCATGACATTTTCCGCACCTGGTGTACCCAAGATGTTGTCAAGGTCTAAATCGACCTGCTCAACTACGGTATTTTCTTCTGTTTTACTCATTTTAATTTGTTGGTTTAATTAAATGCTACACTAATAATATAAGCAAATATATACACCTAAACTTTAAAAATTTTTTGCTTAGTGTAAATAAAGCGGAGAATATAGCTACTTCTTCTTTTTCTTATCCTTTTGTTCTGTTTTATTTGGTATGTCAAACCTGTTTTTATTCTCCTGTGCAATTCTTAATTGTGTCTGAGCAATCTCTTTTTGAGCATTAATTTTCTCTCTATCAACTGCAATCTTTTCTCTGGACTGCATCATCTTGTTATTTTCCTTTTCTTGATTTAATGACATAGTCTGTTGATAGTTTTCAGTCTGTTGAATCTTATCCATTGCATCTAGATAGTCAGATTGCTTATTTTCGTTAATATCCATCATTGCTCCGTAACCTGCAGACCTAATTTGAGCAATCAAAATGTTAGCTTGTCTATCCTTATCGCTCTCATCAGCTTCAAACTGAAGTTTTAGTTGTTGCTCTTGCTGCTTAGCTTGGATCATTTGCTCCTGCATTTGCTGTTGCTGTTGCTGTTCTTGTTGTCTTATTTGATCCGCTTTTTGCTCTGTTTTCTTGAGAATGTGACTAACTTCTGCAATGGAGTCAGACTTAAGAATATTACCAAGGTCATAGATGCTAGCACCAGCAGTATTATTGTTAATAGCAAGTTGTTTAAGCTGTTCCAAAATCGCTCTTTGATTTGCTTTGGTAGTGGCAAAAACATTAACATCACGAAGAAGGAAATCTGTAGCATTTATCTCGAAGTTTTTTCTTTCGTCAAGAGAGGTTATGTAGTTAAGTCTTGTTGATGGTTTTGTTGAGTGATAATACTGTGCTAGATCTGTACGCATCTGGTGTACGCGCGGCATCAGATAATCACAGTGCTGTATAAAGTAAGATTCTGTTTGAGCATAACTAGCATTGATAGATTGTTCTATACCTGTAGCAGTTTGTCTAGAAATTTCCTGCCCCAAACGCTGTGGAGTTATACCAATTACCTCAAATGCTTGCTGTTTAAAATACTGAGCTAGTTGTATCCTAGACATCAAACGTTCTGTCTGTGACATATCCAGTTTCTGGAAATGATTAAAGTTCAGAGCATTTTCTGTGTTAGTAATTGAAGTATCCAGAGGTAACATCTGGAAATTCTTCATTGCAACATAAGCTTTAGCAAAGTTACCCTTTCCCCAATCTTCTCCCAGTGAATGTCTAGGTAGTGAGTTTTGGTCAAGCATGATTACAGTACCAAGTTCATCTACAAGAATATCTGCAATCTGGTTATTAACAATATTATATGCAATCTGAAAAGGTTTCATCAGGTCAACAAGAGACCTTGAATAAGTATTTCTATCTGAGAATACAGATCCCTCAACCGGAAGTTTACATCCGTATAGAGAATTGTCACCTTTAAACTGGAATTTAAGTGGACCAATATGGTTCTGGTTTATACCTAGATAAATAGGAGTAATACCTCCAGGGTTATTTGTACCCCAGAATGTAGGTCTGTTTGGACCAATCTTTACACCACCCCAGGTTTGGTTAATCCAGATCCAGTCAATATGCTCACCGAATACAAGTGTGTGCTTATTTTTATTTTTTATCAAACTCACATTATATTCAGGTTTATCTGTAATTACATAGTCTTCATCAACTATTTCACTAACAATTTCACCTGATAATGTGATTTTGGTTAAATGTCCTACACGTCTTTGTGATTTCCAATATACTGTAGTAACACGGAGAAGGTTTGACATACCCATATCTAGATAGTCTTCATTCTCCATCATAATCCAGTTAACTATATCCCCACCATACATTGCGCTATCCCACATAGAGGTAAACTGACGATAACCCAAAGAGGGCATGTTAGTATTCCATGCATGTGATTTTGTACCATCATAGTAGGCACCGTCATTTTGATAACCTTGAATAGGATAACCTGCAGATCGTACAGGATAGATAAGTTCAATAGCTGTCATCTGTTCTTCTGTCATCAACCAGCCATACTTGTCAATAACGTCAGCAACAGTCATCATATCATACTTACCTACCCAGTTTCCGTCAGATATATATCTAGTTTCCGGAGACTTTTGGTAAAATGTAAGCACTGGATTCCATAACTCAACATCATAATCATCCTCTAGCATCTTAAAGTGCCAGAATTCTCTATCAGTAATTAACAGATCACGGAACCCACGTTCTTCCAACTCATCCATATAATACCTTTCAGTATCTACACGGTGTTGGTGTTCTGCCCACTGTTCTATCATAGACCTGTAGTCTTTTTGATAGAATGCTTCTATTTGAGGTAGGGATCTGAGATTCTCTGGAGACATTTGCTGCTGGAATTCAGGATCATTTGGATCTGCTCCCATCTGTATCATACGCTCCATCATTTTCTGCTTAGCGTCTGTTACTAGCAATTGTTCAACTTCAGCTTTCTTCTGCTCTAACATCTCATTATAAGAATACTCATCTACAGCACCATAGGTAACTCTAGTAACACGTTTAGAAAACTCAGATGTCAGAGTATTAATAACGTTAGGTATAATCGGATAAAACTTTAGCTCTAATGCAGATGCATCTTCTTTTGTTAAGGTGTCTATAAGATCAGCATACTCATTATCTTCTTCAATAACATAATCTGTTCTGTCTATAAGACCTTTTGCAAGTTTATAGTTTTTCATTAGTCGGCGCGCATTGCGACGTACCATCTTTAGTCCTTGCCACTCCAACCAATCAAGACACCATGCTGCCCAATCTTTGTCTTTTTTAGATCTTGGTAAAAACTGAATAGGCTGGTTAAGAGTACCCATTTTGTTGTACTCTGTCTTAGCACCCGCCTTAATCTGCATTGCATTATATATCTGCATACTATCTTAAATTTCTAAACGGTTGTTTTGGCAAACGCATATTGTCAAAAGGTTTTGCCGCTCCACCAATGTGACGAAACGGGCTCCTAACTAATTTACTGAATTTATTATTATTATCCAATTTTTTTGCGTCTGCAGTTTCTTCATATCTTTTCTTATATCCCCTGTTTGCCTGCTGCACTTTAGAAAATGCTATTAGTGCAGCAAACGAAACAAGACGGTCGACGTTTACACCATCCCTATATTCCATCATTTCTTTAAGAAGCATAGGATCTGGTATACGTTCTATACCATAAGTAGTTCTTACTATTTTACCTTCACTTGTAACCTCCTGATCTAGTTCTTCTGTTAAGAAATCTATAGCATAGCTTAACATATGACTTTTAAATAGGGTACCGGTGTTTCTCCATCCGTACTCCTGGTATACATTAGCATTTGCACCCAGATCTTTTAAAAATAGAATTTGTGATCTAGGTACCAGGTATCGTTGCTTTTTCCTATCGATCATGTGGGTAATAAACTGCGGGATATTGTTTTCCACAATTGTCCACGCATTATACCATTCTATTAACAGTTCTAAACGATCGTGTGTCTTTTTTATATCATCAAAGCGACCACACCACGCCGCAACAATCTTATCTCTTTCTATATAGGTTTGTACCTCTGAACC